CAATTATTTCATCAGCATTCTCTAGAATCTCTAGAGCCTCCATGACTTCATCAGGTCGATAGCTTTTGAGTGACTGTACACGCCTGTCGGATTGGACTGCATCCTTGATCGCAATGCAGTGGATGGTGGTTACTTCTTTAAGTAAACCGTTAGTCTCTATGTCAAAGATAGCCTTTTTCACAGCGACATCTCGACTTGCCCTTTGTTCTTAGCGGTCGTGATGGGCATGGTTTTAAAAAATCCTTGGTGCTTGGGATAAGCTGCATGAAAAAGCCTAGCGTAGTATGGGATGGTGTTATTTGGTATTTTGAAGATCGTCGGGGAGTCCGTACTCATGTCAGAGTACCAACGGATTTGCTCAATGATTGCTCTCGCAGAATAGTTATCTCTGCCCGATCTTACAGCGATCATCGTGAAGTGTTTAAACATCTCCCAGACATGGGGGTTCTTTTTGTGGAACTTTTGGAAGTCTTTTTCAAGACGAGTTTGTGCTAAAGACATTGTGTCTCTCCTTAGTTTTAGTTATTCGAGATTTACTTGGTTAGAATCTGGAGTCGGCCTCGATCAGCCTTCCAGTAGCGCGGTTGTATTCGAGGGTGTCAGCATTGCCGACTTCGCCTGTAAACCGATTTTTGAGTAGTACTATTTCGCGAGTGTCATCCATAGGACTGTCTTCCATTTTTTGGAGTCCAATGCAGAAATCCGACAACATCGCAATAGATGACGAACCTCTAAGTTCAGAGATTTTCACCTTACCGCCATCTTCATGCCCTTTGCCCACAGGTCGGCTTAAATGACTCACAAGAAACAGGCATATATCTAACTCTTGGATGACATTTCTCAGTTTCACAATTATTGAGTCAATTAATCTTCTTTCGTCAGTTACCTGTCCTGTTATGCCTGCAACCAGTACTGATATTGGGTCTAAAAATAAATATTTACAGCCCATACCTCTGACCATGTACTGAATTCTTTTTACGACAATATCGATGTCAGCAACCCCTTTAGTGTCATATACATGGACTTGATTTTCCGTAAAGTTTTCCCAGTAAGCATCTTTGATCAATTCTTTAGTGACAGTCCCTGATTCTTTAGGGCTAATGATATTCCTCTCTAAAAATATACCGATCAAACTTTGCATGGTGATTGCCTTGCTTTCCTCTAGCATAATCATGCCTACGGTATGCCCATTCTTGTGTAGGTCATAAGCTATCTCTTTTACAAAGGTACTTTTGCCTGCACCTGTTCCTGCACAGATAGTCACAAGTCCAGTGCGAATACCGCGAGTCATGTCATTAAGTTTTGGGTATGGGTAAGCCACAGTGCTGTTGAGAGTAGGTTCGCAAATTTCGTCAATAAAAGAGTGGGATGAAAAGATACCATCTGGCCTCCATTCTTTTGCTTGCCAGATAGCATCTATGATGGCCTTACCTTCGCCTTTCTGGAGGCACAGGTTTGCATCCTTATGTGGTAATTTAGCGATCTTGACCTTACCTACAGGTAGTAACTCAGCGCACTCTAAAGCGGCTTTCTGGCCTACCTCGTCTTGATCAAACATTAGGATTATTTCTTCAAACTGATCAAGCCACTCCCAAGCGGCTATCAATGCTTTTTTACCACTGGTCGCGCCTTGGGCAAGGGATACTGTAGGCCACTTGTTACCTTGTACTTGGCTAACAGACATCGCATCTAGCTCACCTTCCGTAATCACTAGCTTGCGACCCCCATTCCAAAGATGTTGACCAAACAGGGTCATCCTCTTGGCATCACCTAAGATAGAAAAGTTTTTTTCGGCATCTCTAATCTTCTGGGCTACTACTACACCCTCAGAGTCCCTGTAGTTGGCAATCTGCTGTGGTCTGCGGTTGTAGTTATCAGTAATTTGGTAATCGAACTTCCTACAGGTTTCTTCGGTGATCCCTCTGACAGGGAGTGCAGAGTAGTACCCATCGATTAAGTCCATAGGGCGCTTTGGTGTTTGCGTCTGCAACTCTGCGCCATCCTCTGCTGACTTTGTTGCGGTACAGCCAAAGCAGTAGGTGTGACCATCTGAATAGACAGCCGCGTTATCTTTTGAGCCGCACTCTTCACAAGGTATGTGGTGGAGTTTCTCGCTCTCTTCTCGATTTTGGGCGTTAGCCTCTAGTGTTAAACTCATTGTCCTTACCTCCCAACAGTAACTTGACTAAAGGATCGGACGCACCTAAAACAGTACGCTCATGACACTTGTAACAATATGTGTATTGCCCTCCACAATCTTTAAGGTATAGAGCCTTAGACTTCTTACCTCCGCATTCATAGCATGGCGTATTCAATATCCAACAAGCGTTATTTGTATATGTCATTTTGTTCCCCTTAAAATAAAAAAGGGGGCAACCTTTCGGTCACCCCCTCTAGCTCTCCTTAACTGTCTACTCTGACAGCCACTCCTCTGGGATCGTTTTATGCTCATACAGAAATCCATGCTTATCACACCAACTACCGTATGTGGTTTTCGATCCTTTATAGAGTTTGTTGTTGGCATTAGAAAATACGAATCTAATGTCAATATCTGGGTGTTGCTCACGTATTAACTGGTGCTTCTTGCGATCTTCTAAGTCAAAAATGCCTTTAGTTTCGACATAAAAAAAGCCGCCTTTCTTTGGCAGCTTAAAGTCAGGAGTATACTTAGATTTTCGCATGGGGACTTCGTAGGCAATCTTGTCAGTCTCATAGACTACTTCATGCCCTGCATCAGTAATTTGTTTACCAATTTTGTCTTCTAGACCAGATCGGTAACCGTGTTTATAGCCTCTCTCAGAATCGGTCAGCTTTCGCTTCGTGTACGACTTCTTGTTCCACACCATCATCGAATGCCTCTTTAGTAATCTCTTGAGCTACAAAGCCACCATCGATGCTGTCAAAGCCATCTTGATCTCCACTGCCACTGACAGGGTTTATGACTTGGACTTTAGTTAGCTGAAGTGAGACACCTTTTGAGCCACTAACGGTGTAGGTCGTAATGAAGCCACCTACTTTTAGCGTCGAGCCACCCCAGAGATTAGGGATTTGGTCACCGACCATGATCTGACCACTAGAGTCAAAAATCTTAGGGGCATACTTGGATTTAACTTTGAGAACAGTGTTGCCAGTTTCCTCGTCCTGCGAGAAAGGCATTCTAAAATTGGCCTTTGCTCCGAACTCTTCGACTGCCAAGTTATGACACATATCTACCAGTTCCGCACAGTTCTCCATACTCAGAGAAGTCTTGTAGACTCCTTCAGGATTAAACTGCGTATCGGGGGTGTTCAGGTGAGGGTAGACTGCTGTTCCAACTGGTGAGGTAAATTTTACTCTTTGTCCCATAGTGGGCGCTCCTTATCTATTTCGGGTTTAGTTTCTTCTTCTTCGGTTACAACAAAACCAGATAGATCAACTTTCAATCTACTGGCTTCGTCAATGAGGGTTTGAGGTAACTTCTCGCCTTTTGTCACACACAGGTGTGCAAGCGAGATCACTCTCTCTCTTGGATGCATAGGGGGGGTTCTCCGGTGAAGCGCGTTTTGACCACCAGTGCGCTACTCTGGTCAGATTTGTTACATATGGTCTATGGAGTCGCTAAATCTCCAATTCTTGGGGATCGTGAAAAAGTTTAGATTATCATTTAGGTGGACACATAAAAAAACCCACGTACTGTGGGCTTTTCAGGGGTGGTCGATTTTAAGGTTAATTTAGGCGAAACAGTAGTCCGATTCAGACACAAGTCTTAAATCTAAACTGCCCTTCTTTGGTATCTGTAAATCCTTAATAGCATCAGCATTAGACAGTTGTTGCTGTGTGCTTTTGTAGATGGCTTCGTACATACAGTAGTCATCATACTGGTTGATAAAAGTCTCTCTGACGATATCAAAGAGGTCAGGGGTGAACGCAGGCAGTACAGCAAAGCTATCATGAATCATCATGAAATCATCGATACCCTGGTCTTTTAGAGCCAACACTGTGTTCAGTAAATGTGCTGAGTCCATCGAGTGAATGATGTTAGGGCTAATACCAGATTTGGCTTTCTTTACGTCGATCTTCTGCCTGCCTGCTTCATCCGTCACATCAACTTTAAGACTAAACTGAGATCGCTTTTTGCTCTTCAGTACCCTGTCGTACAGGTACACTTTTACTTTCTTAGTGTTCCACTTGGTGTACTTCTGAGTAACTGGGAAGCCAATCGGTGTAGTCCAAGACATTGGCTTATTCTCAGCCGCCAAAGCGCCTGCACAAGCCCTAAAGAACTCCATGCCTTCTTTTGCAGACACTAGTACTTTCTCCACACAGCTAAAGCTAATCTCAGCTAAAAACCTAGCGGCAAGCTCTTGGTCACTCACGCTACCAAACGGATGCTCCCTAGTGCCATCTGAGTGCAGTATTTCACTGGTTATCTCATCCATCACTTGGCTTTGTATCTGGTCGCCAAAGCCATAGGCTACACTTGAGTACACATAGGTCATACAGTTCGTTTTAAGCGTCTTTCTATCGACACCATAGTCTAACCATAGTCTTGCCATCTTTTGCCTGTATTGAGGCGCAGAGGAGTCCTTAAGGATGGCATTTAAAGCAGCATTGACCTTATCTGCTAGTGTCTGATAAACGTCCTGTGGTACATCAGTCGGCACTAAGTTCACTAGCTTACCTGTGGTCGCACTACGACTAGCCGCTGAGTAATGTTGGCAACCTGAGTTGCTACCGTCTAAAGCCGGTGCTATGTGACAAACGTAGCCATTGCCGTTGACTTTGTATTGACCCCATTCTAAGCAAGCCGCTAAAAACTGTAGTGGTTTGTCAGCCGAACTCCAGAAGTCATAAGTACCTTCGACATCCATAATAACTTCTAGGATTTTACCTTCGTTCTCTTTAAACCAATCGATACGACCTTCTAAACTTCGCTTAGAGGCTTTACCAAAGTCACCTAGGTTTGTTATGTGAATCATTAGCCAACCGTCTGTCTCATCGCATACAGCCGTACCATTGGCTAACAAGAAAAGAGACTTAATGTGATCATCACGGTGGTAGTTAAAGGTACTTACGCTGTAGCATCTACCACGGCTATCTAAGTTCCAAGGGAGGTAGAACTCATCGAAAGTGGCTAAATCAGACGCTGTTGCTAAGTCTCTACCCATCACTAGCATTGCACAGTTAGTTTCTACATTACTTTGGCGAACTTTCTTACAGTGAGCCACATGGCGTTGCTGTTGTTTCTTGTCTAAATCACCCCAGTTCTCTAACCTATCCGGCTCTACTAGTTTGTTTTTCGAGGGGAACTTACCAAAGTTCTTACCTTCGTCCCAACACCATTTTACAGCCTCTAGTAGTCTCTGGTTAATCTTAAGGGGGACTTCTTGTAAAGCATTTACAGCCTGTACATACCTTGGCACTTCGCCCACTAAAGCCGCCTTCTCAAAGTCTCTTTTAATGGTCTGCTTCTGTGAGTATGTAGCTCCTTTGACTAAAGGTACATGGCGGCTCAAAGACTCATCCATGTAACAACCAGTGTCTATAGCCGACCACGGATTAGGCTTAATTAACATAGCCGAAAACATAGGCTGTTGCCACGATAGAGCTTCTAGCTGATTAGCTAAAGCATCTTGGACGTTACCTAAGATTCTTATGTTTCTTGTAGTGTTGTTTTTGCTATATTCTTCATGGACGTAGAACACTTTAGCAGACCCAAGAATAGTGTTGACGATAGGCATAGCCGCTACAGTACATTTCTTCTTATCCCACTGAGCAAGCCTGAAGCCTCTCTCAGACGCTAGACTCTTTACGGCTCTTAGTCTCTCCCACTCAGAGGTAAATTCTTTGGTGACTTCTTTTTGGATATCAGCAGCGTACTTCTTACTGACTTTACTGAGTTCTTTCGCCCAGACTTCTGTTTCAATTCGCTTACCTATGTTGACTACACAAGTTGTCAATGTCGCATTTGTTCCTGCCGCATCCATCATCTCGTTTAAGCCAATATAGGCTAGAGCATCAGCGTCAAGGTCTTCTAGCAGAGTACACCATAGATGCTTACGGCCTCTACCTTTGGTCTGCTCTTGTACTATAGAATTGCGTAGCGCAGTAGCTACTGTTTCTACAGCCTCTACAATCACTTGTTGGTGACTGTCTGCGTTACTTAAGTTGTGGTGTTTCTCTTGTCGGTTCAAGTATCGGGCTGAACCATCGTCGCTCATCTTCTTTTCTCGTAGTAGCTGTTCGTCTAGTAATTGCATTGCGCCACCCCCACTTGTATTTTGGTTCGGCCTGTCCACCAGATCATTTGTAAAGTCAAGAAGCGACCAGTGTGGCTCACTAGTGACCAGTAGTAAGTTTCCATTTGTGTATTCATACGTTTCCCCATTTAGATTATCATTTAGGTGGACACAAAAGATTATCCTGTTTTATGCCCTTTTCTTAGTAGATTATTCTGTTTATTATTATGCAAATGCGAGGGGTTCTGATTCGCATTTGGATAACTGTACACCATAAAAAAGGCGAGATACAACATATCATTGGTAAATCACCTTTTGTCTATAGCTATAAAGAATTAATCATTTTGACACTTGATTCATCACTTTCATGAATGTACTTCATGGTAGTCTGCAACGACTTATGCCCAAGCATCCTGCCGATCTGCACAGTGTTAAACCCTAGACTCGCTAAAGTTGTAGCTGCGGTGTGCCGCGTAACATGGAATACAAACGTCTCATCATCAAAAGCAATGACATCCCTTGCTCTACCCCATTCTCTGTAGAACTTGTGATGGTCATAGACCTTAGACGGCTCAGACTCCATAGCCTTTAGCGATGTGACGGCTTCTCTGTGTAAAGGGACTACCCTCTCTGTGCCGTTCTTTGTTTGGAACAAGTGAACGCTAGAGTAGTCTTCAGCTATTTTGCCGTAGGGTTTGTTGGGTTTAACTTGCTGTTTGCTACGGCCTATCCCAAGGATTTCGCCTTTACGCATACCGGACTTAAGACCTAAGACTACAAAGTCCCATGCCCAAGGATTAGGGCTATTGGTAAGGATTTCTTTTAGCTGTGCCTGTTCGGCTACTGTGAAGTAACGTGGTCTACCACCGCCTTCTTTGCGCCACTTTAAACGTGGGGCTATGTCTGCGCGGAACTCATCGTCATAGTATTTAAATACTTTAGATAGAGCCGCAATGTATCGATTGAGGGTTGCAGGCGAATTGCCTAAGATTTCTTCCCTGTGTTCTAGGAAGTCGTAGATATGAGCAGGACGATACTCTGTAATCGGTCTAGTAGAGTAGTCCATGCATTTGGAGAAGTGCCTAATTTTACTTAGGCTTTCACTTCGGTGGTCGGGCTTATCCCAAATTCGCTTATAGTTACTTTTTGTGAACTCTAGGATTGTAGGTGTAGCGTTTAAATGTGTCATTTTACTCTCCTTTAACTCTTGGTTTAAGGAGTAACACTGCTAGATGTAGGTCAAATTATGACAAAGTAGAGCAACCGTATGTGTCCGTTGCGTCTCCTAAGTGCTTGATTTTTATAGACTTTCGGATTTTAAGTCCGTTGCGTCTACCAATTTCGCCACCCGGGCAATAAAATCAATGACTTACACCAGAGCGAGACTCCAGTGACGCAAAGGATATATAGAGTTTTCTTTGATTTCAACTACTTTCGTATTTAGGTGGACACAAAGTTTTTCGGACTACTTTTTGGTTGCTTTTTGCTTAGTTTTTGTGGGGGGTTTTTGCTTAAAGATTCGATCATAGCTTTTATCGTATGATGATTTGTTGGTCGGTCTTACAGAACTGCCTTTGCTCATTTCTTGTTGTTCCTTATGTTCATTATTTTGTCAGCACCTCGAATACCAAAAGATGCACTTACCGCAATATAAAGAAGATATTGATACCACTCTGGGAGATTAGTTAAAGCCATCATTCCTTCTTCGACTCTGGTAATCACAGTAGGATCATCTACTGCAATTGCGTAGCCAATGAAAAATATAGGCGCACTAAGGATCAAAGTAAAAAACTCATCTTTATAAGAGTTCGCCGAGGCATTAGCCATCTTAGATTCCCAATCGGCATCGTTCTGAATCACATTCATTTTGGCTTTGTGCTTTGCTTGTTTTTCTTCGGCTCTATTGTTTAAGAATGTGCCTGCTAGATTAGCGATTGGCGCTATTAGATTCTGTAACATTACGGATATACCTCTGTAGTTTTAGGGTCAACGTATTTTGGTTCGCAGAAAGCGGTCAAGGGTATCTTAAATGCTTTGTTCCACTTGTCCATTCCTCCACCGCCCCTAGTGTTCTGAGTACTTAGATTTCTAGAGAAATAGATGCACTTGTGCATGTCAGCCCTTCTCCATGCGCCAAACTCCTCTTTGACCTCCTCCCCTTCGACGTTAGTAATTACTATGAGTACAAAAACTAGTAAGTTCATCTCAAAACCTTTGTTTCTTTTTCTACCCACGCTAACTTACAGATACACTGCGTGGGCTGATAGTTACGCTGTGCTTGAGAAAGCTGTTGGCACATATATCTACAGGATTGTAGGTTTTTGTAGTATACAGTCTTACTTTCATCAACACTGCCGTTAAGAAAAAACAATAGCGCAAACGCCATCTTCATTCTATTTAGCCAACAGAGCTTGTACTAGCGCCTGTATCTGCTCGTTGGTCTGCTCTTGTATTTTCTCTTGCCTCGCTAGAGATTCAACAATTGCCTCGACTTTAGTCTCTGTGACGGCTTGGCTCTGTCCGTTCTTTTGGGCAGCTTTAGCCGTTTCTTTGACGATGACTTCTATACGTTTAACGTCTGCTGTTGTGGCGACAGCATTAGCTTGTGCCGCACCGTAACTTATCGCACCAACAAACAGAGAAACCACCAATGGTAACGCCCACGTAGGGATTGAAATGGTGTTGTCTGACATGAGTTTTTCCTCTTTTAGAAATTAGTAGCACCACAGGACGCTTTTGTCGTCTCGGATATCGACATGCACAAACGTTTTTGCTACCCCGATACCGTTGAAGCCTAGTGCAGTAGCGTGACGTACTAGCTGCATACGTTGGCGGCCACCACTGACATAGATGTCTGCGGCTATACCTTGGGCGTGAGTGCCAGGATTTTCTTTACGTTTCTCGATACTGTGGTCGGGCGATCTGTAACCACTTGAGATATGAAAAGGGAAGCCGCAAGCTCCCCTGAGTAAATCTAGCTTTCTAATGAAGCCCTGTGACATCTCGTTCTCACCAGTTTCTTGGCAGTCAAAGTCTTCTATCTTGAAGTATTTAAATGTGTCCTGTTGCAATGAGTTTTCTCCTTTTTACTTTATAAAAACAGCACAACTGCCAAGTACACTGACGAAAACTATGACGAATAGAAGGTCTAACCACTCGTCTTTACTTTTGAAATCCATGTTTTAGTACCATTTAGAGAATGCTATTGCAGTTAATATGAAGGGGTATATCGCTAAGACCATCCGCTCAAGCCTGTCGAATTTCTTCGAGCCAGACTCAAGTTGTCTCTGGATGCCCTCGTAACGCACTAGACACTCTTTTTCGTGAGCGTCTAGGCGTATTAGAGTTTCTTTCACTGTTGCCACGCGTTATCCCTCTAAAGTCGGTCGTGTAGCAGGAAAGTCTTCCGTAGAAGGCCAGTCTCTCAACAATACTCTGTAAGCCAGAATGTTAGTTCTGTTCGGCCAGTCAAGTGTGTTAGCCGATTTATCTGTGGCATCTAACTCTTCATCTCTCCAAGTTCTAGCTTGTTCTTCAGCTATCTCTTGGTCTGTGAATGTCGGGAGTGGGTGATACTCACCAAACCAAACTCGCTCACCTTCAACAAACCTTGCGTGTTCACCTACAGTAGGCAAACGCTCTGGCGAAATTACTGTGTTAGTTGTTAAATCCCATGCAATAATTTCCATTATCGATTTACTCCTATCATTGGTGTAGTAAGCACTGCCGCATATCTCTGGTAAGAACCAGTCATCCAAGCTCCCGAATTTGATGTTGACGACCGCATCTCAACTTTCAAAGACGTTTCATACGGTAAATAATGCCCTTGGTTTATAGCTTCGTTTTTGTTTGTTATACCCATTTTACCGTCCCATGGCCCTTTGTACTGCATGTCGGTTCTATTACCAGAGCCTGATAATCCCTCATAAGTATCGGTAGTGCTTGAGCCAAACATAAAGGTGTAGTATTGGACTATAGGTGGTAGAGTGTAAGTTGTAGCAATTCCATCAACGGTAATTCTACACTCGTAACCTCCGGCTGTGTGGTAAGGGAATATAATATGCGTACAATATCCCCCACCGCTTGTTTGATCACAAACTGTCATCCATCCAGTCCCACCCACGTTTGTATTTAGATGGCGTGTACCGCCCTCATAAGAGACATAGCCTATTCTAGACCAGAAACTACTATCAGAACCTGAAGAATATTCGGTAGTTCCGTTAGCTACTTTTAGAGCACCACTTGCCAGTGGCAATGCTAACTCGGAAGTGCTTGTTGCGAAAAAATCAGTTAAATTCGCCATTTGTTGTTTACTCCAAAAAAATTAGTTGTTGGTAATGTTGTTGTTTAATAAATGCGCCATCCTGCGGCATCCGAGTGGTACTGAAGCCGCACAGTGATGTTAACTTTGTCTAGTACCAGTGTAGTATTTGCGGCTAAACCTTGAATCTTCTGTCCAGTTGCAGGAGCTACAGTAGTGCTAACAAAGTCACCTACAGTAATAAACACTTTAGAGCCACCGGCTGTACCAGTCGGTAGCGTCATCGTTTTTCCAGCAGCGGTAACAAGTACATGCTCGTTGTTTAAAAGAGTCTTATCTATGGCTGTCGTAGTGCCGGTCGGAAATGCAACGGCATTAACGATGGCAAGCTGAGTAGTACCGGCAGTGTTGACGTTGCCAACTTGAGTAGTGCCTTGTGTCGTTACAAGACCTACTTGTGTATCACCTGTGTTGATGATATCTGTCACAGTAGCTGTGACGTTGAGTGCCTCAAGGGTTTTGCCAAGGTACACAAGGTCTTTGGGGTCTGATGTCGAGGCCGCCAAAGACCGTGCTTTGGTGTCGATAGCCGTTATCAGGGTGTTAAAGTTACTGTTTTGTACTGCCATTTGGCTATACTCCTAAGTTTAGTAAAGTTTCATCTTCGAGGTCGGTGATTGTTTCCGCAAGAGCGGGCGAGAGTGTTGCAGTTGACACACTGCCTGTCGGTATCGTAGTGCTACTAGAAATTGTAAAATTAGGATAAGTACCAGTGACTGTCGTTGTACCTCCCCCTGTTAGTACAACTGTTTGGTCGGGCGATGTGTTAGTGAACTCAGTACCTATTAACGATAGGCCAGAACCTCCTGTGTATGTCGTGTCTGTACTACCAATCGTAAAGTTTGGGTAAGTGCCAGAAACACTCGCAGCACCAGAGCCTGTTATTACAACTGTTTGGTCAGCTTGAGAGGCTGTTGCATAGGCACTGGCATCTGTAGTCGCTGCCGTACCAAGCCCCAAGCTCGCTCTTGCGGTCGTTACATTAGCCAAGTCATTAAGATTATTTGATCCGATCAATGCACCGGATAATGAGGCATACGCATTTAGCCAAGCAGTGCCGTCCCAGACTTTCATTGAATCCCCAACATCATCGTAGTACAGCGAACCTTCGACCAGTGATCCACCGCTATTATTCGCAGTGGGTACTGAAGACTTAGCTCCAAGATAGATGTTGTCAAAACCTGCGATATTCGCAATCACAGTGTCACGCGCTGACTCTGCCGCTGTTCGTGCAGTTGACGCAGTTGACGCACTAACTGTCGCGCTATTCTGTGACGCTAATGCTTCAGCCGCTTTTGTAGCCGCTGTAGAAGCACTGTTTGCAACGGCTGCTAAAGAGCCTGCACTCGCAGTCGCTGAGTTAGCTGAAGCTGTCGCTGAGTTCGCTGAAGCTGCGGCACTACTTGCACTGTTAGTCTCAGCAGTTTCTGCATTAGTCTCAGCCGTTTCTGCATTAGTCTTAGCCTGTTCTGCCGCAGTTTTGGCGGCAACTGAGGCTACTCTGGCGGCTTCACTTGCGGTTGCGCTTGTCGCGGCAGTACTTTCTGAAGTTGCTGAGTTAGTCGCTGATGTCGCGGCTTCTGAGGCTTTGGTTGCCGCAGTCACGCTACTTGCTAAACTATTCACTGCACTATTAGCCGCAGCGTCTTGCGAGGCTTGAGCCGCTGTCTGTGCCGCTGTTATGCCTGACTGTGCATTCACAGCGATTACTTTAGCCGCTTCTGAAGCTAAACGTGAAACTTCACTAGCTGCTGCTGAAGCTGTATTTGCCGCAGTATCTTGCGTAGCCGCTGATGCACTTGCTGCTGCCGCTGTGGCTGAAGTAGCTGCCTCTGTGGCTGAAGTTGCTGCATCTGAGACAGAGCTTTCTATTGCATTAGTAGCGGTGGGGGTGACCCCAGTACCACTGAAGAATGATGATTTTGCCATTTGTTAGGTATCCACTAGAGTCGGTAAGAAGGACGAATACTTTGAATAGAGCCAGTGAGTTCCTGATCATTAGCTTGCTCTTGTATTTCAGACATGAACGTCATGTACTTATTGTCAAAAACGCTAGAACGCTCATCTAAGTAGTAATCACTGGCGTAAGTGAGTGCCGCATACATAATTAAATCTGGGGCTATCTGAGCTAAGAGATTTTCTTCTGAGTCTGAAGTCATCTCGTCGAAAGACGCATAGTAATTTAATACTAAGCTACCACTTGACGGCTGTGGGTATAAAATGAAACTGCCACCTTCTCTTGTAAAATACTGAGGACTACCAGTTTCGTTGCCTTGGGAAAGCTCTTGCATCTCGCGCATCGGTAGGCGCGTCAGATCGCTGCTACCGTAGTAGATGTCTATCGCCTCCATGAAGTTACTAGGCAGAGCCACTTTAGTCGCTTGCGATGAAAAGTTATAAGTATGCTGAGTCTCCATTGACGGAACTCTCAGTGAGCGTTGGATACGTCCAATACCTTGATCAATGAAAGTATCAGCCAGTGCATCGGTTATGTCTGAGCGATTGAGTAACGCTTTGAAGTGAGTTCTGATACTTCCATAGTTCATGTTTTATACCTGTTTTTTCGTTGTGATAAAGGCATTGAGGTCTTGTTGCTTAAGGCGCATTAAGATGGCCTTTGGAGTCTCATTCATCATGTCGAATCCTTCACGTAGCCACTGCTCATGTACCTGTACTGGGACTGAGGCAACTCGCATAAACTCGCCTTCCTTTCGGTTAAGGGAGTTCTCTCGTTGGTATCGAATATCGTCTATGAATGACTGAGGGATGTGCTGTGAGTGTTGGATAGTGAAATTGTTTTCATCGTTATCCATCAGCACTCTATTTTGTGTATCGTGGAATTTAGTATCTTTTTCAATATTTGACATTAGCTGCTCCTTTAAAAATAAAAAGGGGGTGAAGCCAAAGATAAGTTAAGGAGAGCAAAACCCTTATCTCTAGCAACACCCCCTAGTTTCTAACTAGGACTTATGGAAGCCCTATTGGACTCAAGAAAGTCCAGTGATCATGCCGCTATCTGCAAACTGAGAATGCTTTACAGATACTTCACCTACGACCATGTGCTTATCACTATCACCTGTCTTGGCTAATAGAGTACGAGTAAACGGACGTAGTACAGCTTGCTTAAACATGGATGGATCGATGAGGTAAGCATTGGTTGCTAGACACTCACGATTTAGAACTACTCGATACGTACCGAATGAAGTTACTAGTACGTCGATTGCGTTCACCAAAGTCTTATTATCAGCTAAGTCACGCTGACGGTTAGAACTAGAGGCGAATCCTGCAATGATAGTAGAATCAGCAGGCTTGATCATTAGTACTGAAGGATCAGAACCGTTGGTGTAGCAAGTCTGACCTAACTCTAGCAATTTGGCTTCGGTAAGGGCATCTGTGCTGTTACTTCCGGCATCTACAGTAGTAGAAATCTGCTGATCAATAGAGGCCATCTTACGAGCCGCTGAAGCTGAACCAGTTACTGCCGCTTGCGAGACACCGACCATCGACTTTTCTACGTCGAGCTTAACTTGCTTAAGTACTTTTGCGAGGTTGTAAGCGGTTTCTTTCGCTCTACCGTGGGTTTTCACAGCATCAGAAGTTGCCGATACTTGGAAAGCCTCACCGATAATCTGGGTAGTATTAGAGCGAGTAGTAGGTTGCCCAACTGCTGTCATGGAGCTATCTGCTCCTTCTAATAATCCTGCGGCAGAGCTACTTCTCAAACTATCTTCGAGCCACTCAAAAGTACGTGAGTGTACCTTCTCGCTTTTTATCATAGATTGGAATGGTGTTGCGCTCAATTACGTTCAAGTAGGTTCGTTATTTCCTACTCCGTCCTTTTAAGGACTGCT